GGCAATCTCTTTCTGTAAAAAAGCGGGGCAACTTGCGTTGACCCGCTTTTTAGCTCCTCACTTAAGGCAGAGGCTCTCCTCTTTTTTGGCTCCCCACTCAAGGTAGGGGTTCTCCTCTTTTTTAGCTCCTCACTTAAGGCAGAGGTTTTCCTCTTTGGGGGCGGCAAGAACTGGCGACCGGGTATTGTTCTTGTCAGCAGAGCGTCGCCCATGGGTCCCACTCTGTACTGTTATTATATGCGATTGTTTCAAAAAGTCAACATTTTGCGAACATTTCTTTTGCCAGTTGTTGCCAGTTACGGCCAGTTACGGCCAGTTGTAGCCGTTTTCGGACAAAAGGGGCGAGGCCTCACGGCCCCGCCCTTCATCATTTTCAGTTCCACGGCAGGCTGTTCAGATCCTTCTCGCTGTAATTCTTACTGAGATAGAGCTTGTCCTTCTGCTTCCGGCTCAGCGGCAGCTTATTGATTGCCTCGACGACCTTCTCTTTCTTGCTTCCGCTGATGGGATTGCCGTTCTCGTCCTTGTCGGCTTCCAGATCGGCCGTCGCGTCGTTGAAGTCTCTGATGGTCTCGTATGCTTTCTTGCGGCTCATGCCGCTGTCGACGAGCTCCTGGTAGAGCGTCGTCTGCGATACACTCAGCGCATTTCCGCCCGCTGCCCAATATGCACGCGATTCGTTCAGCGAATTCTTTCCGAAGAGCCCAGCGCGCAGCGCCTCGAACGGATCTTCCAGCAGCGGCTCCACCGGATATTGTAGGCGCTTGCTGCCGCCTGTGCCCTGATAGGACCCGCCGCGCGCCAGCGCTTCAATGCCCTGCGCCGTCTTCTCAAGCTGCCGCCCGCCGGGGAGCGTGTCGCCCGCAAACCCCATGAGCTGACGACCGACCTCGCTCCAAAATTCGCCCGAGCTGTTGAATTTCCCGTTTTTCTTCTTTTTGAGCGCTTTGCCCATACCCGTCAGTGTGCCCCACACGTCCGGCATCGGTAGTGTTTCATCGCCGAGACCCAGCAGGCCCGCCACGTTGCGTACATACGGTACATCGTTGCTGATGTTGTATAGCGTATCTTCCGCCGCCGACCAGCCGTCAAACTTGTCGTTCATGTCGTTTGGATCGGTGTCGAAAAGGCGCTCGCCGAAGATGTTTTCGGTCACATCGTCGGTGATCATCTTGAGCATGTCGCTCGAAGTCAATCCGTTGCCGGACGCGACGGCGTTCAGCCCCATGCCGAGGACATCGAACGGCGCAGGCGTTCCGCCGTAGGCATCCTCGTCCAACCGGTTGAGCAGGAATGCGAGCAGCATATAGGCAATGGCGTCACTTGCGAGCTTTTTAATGGCCTTATCCTCGCCGATCTTCGCGGCCATTTCCTTGAAGCCGGGGCCGAGCCGGTCCTGCGTGATGTGCTCGAATGTGTTCGCCGCCTCGACCTGGAACATGTTCAGCATTTGTGCGATAAGGTTTTTCGACTGGAACGTCAGCGGCACCGAGCCTTTCGAGCGCGTACCCATGATATCGCGCGCCCAGCGGTCCGCCGCTTTCATCGCCTCCTTCGGGCTCTTGCCCGCGTCCAGCTCCATACGGTACTTGCCGCGCACAGCGATCGTGCTGACGAGAGTATCGACCTTTTCCAGCGGGCTGAATAGCTTTTCTATCGCTTTTTCACCCTTGGTGCTCTGGATATAGTCAATGCCGCTCTTCTCCGTCAGGAAGTCGCTCTCCCCGCGAAACGCGCTTATGCCGGTCGTCTTTCCTCTCAGGATGTCGCCCACAGCGCGCCACGTATATTTTTGACCGAGTTCGGTTGCGATCATCGGCAGCTGCGCCGTCTGGTTCAGTGCCGACGAGAGGTTCCCCGCCACGTTCGCACGGGCGAACATGCGGTTGAGCTTCTTCGCGCCGTTCAGCGCCTCGCGCCCGACCTCGCGCTCCATTGCGCGGTCCTCGAAAAGCTGCTTGCCTGCCAGCTTATTCGCGTAATCATCCATCCATGAAACAAGGTCGCTGAATTCGGTCGCGTCCTCAATGCTGCGGTACTTCTCGTCCGTATACTGTTCCATCAGGTTTGTCAGGTCCTCATAGCTCAGGAAGGTATCACCCGTGATCTTCTTTTTATCGCGCAAGTATTCTTCCTTCACATCCGCCGGAGCGTAACGCATGGCCTCCATTTGGTCGATGTCCGCCTTCATCTCTTCCGGTGCGAATGTCGATCTCAGGTAGTTTGCCATCTGACGCACGCGCATGATGTCGTCCGTGTGGTAGAGCACGTCGCTCGCATAATCCACGTATGTCTCGAAGCCCTTGACGATATCGTAGTCCGTCTCGTTTCCTCTGCGGTGCTGAAAGAACGGATTGTACCGCTTGTTCGGCTTGAAGGATTTCGTCAGACCTGCGATGCTCGTTGGCAGCTTGCCTACGCCAGAGCCGAGGTCGACGCCGATCGCCTTGAGCGCGTTTTCGAGCTTGTCGTTCGTTTCCTTTGCTTGGAAATGCGGCGCGTAGCCCTTGATAAAGCCGATGGGCTCGTATCCGTGCGCTACAAGGAAGTCGTTGATCGCGGCATAGAGTTTGTCATAGAGCTCTGTGTACTTCTCGATCGCGTTCTCGACCTTCGTGCGGTCGACGTTCTTCGCCGCCGCGTAGTCATCCTGCGTTTGCAGCCAGTCGGCATATTGCCGCGCCAGATCGCGCGAGCCTTCGTCGAGGCTGAATTCCCGCGCGGCGTCTTTCATCTCTGCGCCATTTTTCAGGTTTTCCGCCGCCGCTCTGATGCTTTCCGCCGCGCCGGACTTTTCAACCAGCTCCTCGACGGTTCGTCCCTCTTTCAATCTCTGCGCAAAAGCGCTCTCGTCCTTGTTCAGTGCGCTTTTCTTGCCGTCCGCGCCCTCAAAGGTCCGCACCTCGTCAAACATGCGGTTGATAAAGCGCTTGCGCTCCTGCTCGTTCTCGTAGACCGGCTCGAAAACAGCCTCGTTGATCTGCTGGCCCTGCTTCCAGCCAAAGAGCGCGCGCATAATACGCTGCGGCGTGCGATGGTAAAGCACAAGGCCTTTACTTGGGTCGAAGAGCTTGTTCAGGCCCTTTCGGTTGATCTCCGGCGCTTCTGTGCCGATGAGCTCGCGCGCCTGCTCGCGCAGTGCGTCGTTGATCTCGATGCGCTGCTGCTGCAAGAGCCCCGTCTTCGTCGCCTTTTGTGCCGTGTAATAGTCCACGAGCTCAAGCACGCGCGACTTTTTCACGCTGCGAGGGATATCTGCCATCGAGCGCTCACCGTTTGCGATGTCTCGTGCGATGGTCTTTTCCCGCCGCGTTGCACCCAAGCGCTGCTCGGCGCGCTTCGTTGCGTTCTGGATGCTCTTTGCCGCCTTGTCATTGGCGATAAGCTGTTCTGCATTGTGGTAAATGCCTGCGCTGTTCGCAATCTTCACGCCCAGCTCGTCGAGCGCTTTTGTACCCTTGAATTCGTCCCGGCTCTTGACGCGCAGCCGCTCAGCCCGATCCGCCGCGCGCTGCTTGTCCAGCGCATCGAGATAGGCATCGTAGCTGTCGAAGCCGGATGGCTTGATGTTGTTCGTTGCCGCCGTCCGTGCGCGCTCGAGCTTCGTTTTCCACTCCGCAGGGATCGACGCGTAGTCCCCGCGCTTGCCGTCCTGCTCCGCCTTTTCATAGGACCACTCCTGCCCGGCGATCTCCGCGTCCGCAAGCTCTGCGTCGGCGATGTCCCTGCGGCCCCGGTTCAGCTGTTCCGCCGCGCCGTTCTGCGCGGCCAGATCATCTTCATCGACCGTTCTGTCGAGCTCGGCATCCGCCCTGTCGCGCCTGCGCTGCAAAGCCGCATCGTCACCCGCCGAGAAGCGCCCCTCCAGCTTGACATTCTCGCCGCCTCCTGATACATTATCATCCGAAGAGGCCTCGTGTATATCGCCGAGGGCTTTGTTGCTTAGAGCGGTGGTTGGAGCCTCTTCTGCAAGGCCATCGGCGCGTGCCACCGGCTCGGCAGTTTCAATGCCGACATTGCGGAGTTGCGCCGATGCCTTGTTTTCTTCGCCGCTGTCGACGGTCTCCGCCGCATTTCTCTTGACATTGCGCACCTGGTCCAGTAAACTGAACACAGAAGGAACATCGCCGCCGGTATCGACGCCCCTTGCGGGCGATTCTCCGGTCTTGAACGGCGCTGTTCCTTTTTCCGTTAAGACCTCGTGCACGTAGAAGCGGTTCTCGCTGTCCGTGCGCGTCAGCACCACGCCCGCCATATACGGCTCGCCTGCAATGGTGATCGGCGCGGCGACGACCGCCGTGTCATAATTGCGCCCTTTCCAGTCCACTTGATAGTCGATCACGCGACCGTTTTTTAAGATATCCGGAACCGCTGCGAAAGCAGCGGCTTTTTTTCTGCCGATTCCGTGGGCGATGTCGCTCTTTGCACCGCGGCGCGTCAGCATTACGTCGCCGAGCTGCGGATTGTAGACCTCGTTGCCCAGCCCGTCAAAAAACTCCGTGACCTGCGTGATAAGGTCCTTTTCACCCTTTTTGAATTCCTCGCCGCTGACTTCGGCGACCGGCTCCATCTCGGCCACGGCCTGGATGCCGTCGTGTACGGTCTTGCTGTCGACTTCGCCGCCGATGTACTCAAAGCGCTCCGGCGGCCCCGTCCTGTGTTCCGTCGCCGCCGCGGTCTCGCGGCCCTGTTCCGCCGCGCCCTGCATGCCTTCGGCCTGTAAGGCGTTTTTGCTTTCCTGTCCACTTTGCGACAGCGCGTTTTCAGCCTCGCGGTTGAAGCGGCTCGCCTTTTCGTCATACTGGTCGATCTCGGCATAGGCATCGCCCATGATCTCTTCCCACACATAGAGCTCGATATCGCTCTCGCTCATTCCCGCGTAGTCGCCCGTCAGCGCTGCATAGCGGTCAAAGTAGGCATCGTACACCTTGCCCCACTCTTCACTACTGTACCGGCTCTGAACGTCGCGCATAAACGTCCTGACGTTCTCGCGCCTCGCCACTTCGGCCAGATAATGCGCTGTTTCATGCTCGATCGTCTCGCTCACGCTGCGCTGCACTGAACCGGCATTGACGAAAATTTCGCCCGTGTCGGCGTTGAACGCGCCGAAAATTCTGCCGGTTTTCCCATCCTTTTCAACCTTGATGACGCCCAGCAGCGCTATCACCTTTTTCACGCCCTTGGACTTTGCCCAGTCCGCCGCGCCGATAAGCTCCTGGTCCCAGTCCGCCTCGTCAAAGATGGTGACGGTGTTATCGCCGCTTGCGCCGTTCGGCACGTTGGCCTCCCGCGGGCTGATGAATTGTGAGATACCGGATGCCGCAAGCCGCTGTTGTACCGTCAGCGCGTTTCCGTCTTCTCCGCCGACGTTCCGTACTTCTCGAGGAATGCGCTCAGATTCTCTTCCGTTACCCCGGCGCTCTCCCCGTTCGGCAGCTCCATCAGATAGTGCACGCGCTGCGTTGTCCTCGCCTGATGCGCCTCTTTCGGCAGCGTCGGCAAGCTCAGCCCCCGCGGCATCGTTCCGTGTTTCTTGTCCTGCATTGTCAATTCCTCCGTTCTGCCCCTCCGGCATGTCGTAGATCGGTAGCTCTTCGTGCGTCCGCTCGCTCATGTCTGCACCGGGGATGGCTTTCTTTGCTGCAATGTATTCTTCGTTTGGCGCAATGTGCCGCCCGTGGATATCTGTATAGCCGTTTGTCAGCATGTCGTCCAGCAGCAGCTCTACGCGCTTCGCCGCCGCGAAGTTTTCTTGCCCGTGGTTGTGGATGATCGCACTCAGCGAGCGGTCGATGTCGTCGTAGCGCACGCCCTCATCATCCAGCAGCCGCGCGATGCGCTCGCTCACGCCGCGCTTGGTGCGGATGTATTCGTCGTCGCCCGCCTCGCGGTTCGTCCGGCGGATGAGCTCGCCGCCCTTCTGGGCGAAGCTCATCTCCTCCTGCAAGACCGCCGCCGCGTCCGCGTAATAGCCGTGCAGCTCGGGGTGGTCGAACTGGAAGGCGTTCACGCCCCGCTCGCCCACGCTCGCGCTGTCGCGCCGGTCGATGTGCTGATCCTCATTCACGCGATAGATATTCTCTTTCGCGTCCACGGCCAGCGTGCCGTCTTTCAGTCCGTCTTCAACCTTCTGCGCGTTCTGCTCGTTGCTGTACTCAAGAAGATTGACGCGCTTGCCCGCGTCCAGCGCGTCCGCTTTGCCCTCTGCCGCGCCCTGTGCGGCGTTCGGCTGTGTGGGCGTCAAATTACCCTCGCCCATGCCCTGCGCGCTCTCAGGTGTCACCGCAGGCTGTGCGGGCATGGTGTTCTGCTGCCCGACGGTTGGCGCGGGCTCTTGCGTGGTGTTCTGCTGCGCCTGCTGCTCGGCCGGCCGCTGCGCCGTCGGTGCGGTCTCTTCCGGCGTCATCGCTTCCGCCGACGGCGTGGCCTCTTTCGTCTCCGCCGCGGCGCGCTCGGCCTCGATTTGCGCGCTTCTTCGTTGAACACCCTCTACGCCGCTGCCCAGCAGGCCGAGCGCACCGCCGACGAGGAAGTCGTTCAGGATCTCCGCCGCGTCAAGTTCGCTGTAATTCTGTCCGGCACGCTTCCCGTTGTAGATCGTCTGCAAGGCAGGCTGCACAAGGTCCTCGATGACCTCCTCGCCGCCCTCGGACAGGAATGACAGGGCGAGCCGCCCCGTCGCGTTCCCGTTCATCTTGGCGATTGCGCCGTCAATGGCCTTGTCGAGGAAGCCGCCGCCGAACGCTTTCTTGAACGGCGCTGCGACGTTGCTGATCTTTTCCGTCGCAATACTCACCGCGCCGCTCGCCGTGCCGTACAGCAGCGCCCGGTTCTGTGCGTCCAGCTGTTCCGCCGCGCTCATACCGGGCTTGTCCGCCGTCTCCGCCGCCTCCTGCGAGTTTCCGCCGAATACGCGCAGGAACATCGGGCCGAGCGCGCTGCCGCCGCCGAGCGTCGCGTCGGCGACCATCTGCGCGCCTGCCACGCCGACGTTATTGAGGTACTTGCCGACCGGCGTAAGCCCTTCGTTCGCCTTTTCCATGTTGTCGGATGCGGTCTTGCGCAACTTCTGATAGGTGCCTTGCAGCGTCTTCTGTGCACCCTTCGTCGCGTCCTGATAGTTTTTCACCCGCTCGCCCGCGGCCTTGCTGTTGATCTCGATGAGGTGCTTGTTGCGGTCGATAAGTGTCTGCCACTGCTGGCGCTCCTCCTCGGTCTTCGCCGCCTTGAGCTTTTCGGTATAGGCGGCGATGTTCTTTTTTGAGGCTTCGATCTCTCCGCGTTCCTGGCTCGCTGCGTAGTTCAGGCCACTCGGCGCACGCAGCAGCGTGTCCGCCGCGCCGACCATGTCCGCCGCATAGCCCGCCGCCGCGCTCTTGATGATCGGCGTAATGCTCTTTTTTGTCTTGTCACCGGTGATCTCGCGCACCTCCTGCGCGTGTGTGCGATTGTAGCTCTTGCGGCCGCGCTCTTTGTTTTTCTGATCCGCCGCCGCGCGTTTCATCATCGCCTCGTCCAGTGCTTTTTGATATTCCGACTGGCTCATCGGTGCTCCCGGCTTTTTGCCGTCCGGGGGCAGCTGCGTCTGCCCCGCCGCCGATGCTCTCAAAATTGCCTCGTCCAATGCCTTTTGATATGGCGTTGTCTGAATGAAGCCCTGTTTTTTTATGCCGTTCGGAAACGCAATGCTGACGCCTCCGCCGGTCTTCTTGTTGGGGGAAACCGGCGCAGTTTTCCCCTGCGCCGGTTTGTTGTTAAATGTTACCTTAACCACTGATGCTTCCTCCGTAGCTCTCGACGAGCGCCCTGACCTTCTGCTTCTGCTCATTGCTTAGCTTGTCCCAGAAGGATTGAATTCCGCCGATGGCGTTATCTGTCTTGCTCTGCTCGAGCATTGTGCGCAAACTGCTCATTGCCGCATTGAAGTAGCTCGAATTGTATCCGCCGTCGTACATCCACGCATGGTTGGGGTTGTAGCCGTAGGCATTTTTTAAATACTCATCGTTGTACCCGGCATCATAAAATGCCTGACGAACTTCTGCACCGAAAATGCCCTGCTTTGCCATGTCTTTGGCCGTGCTCAGCTTCATCGAACTTTCGTTGCCCCCATCGTTTTCGCCGGACCGCCTCGTGGTCCCGCCGCTTCTGCCGCTCGTCTTCGCCGCGGCCTGCGCCGCCTGCTGCTTGTAGTAATTCTCGAGCGCCTTGACGTACTCGCTCTCGTACCCGCTCTTGCCGATGAGCCCCGCGCTCGGCGACGCGCCTGCTTGCAGCATCGCGTCGACCTGCGACCGGCTGAGCTCCTGATCCTGCTGCTGCTTTTCCTTGATCTCGTCCAGCACACCGAGATAGCGGTTGTACTCCGTGTTGTCCTGCCCCTGCAAATTGCCGAGGTAGTCCTGCAAGCGGTTGTACTCGCCGAGATAGTTGTTGTACTCGAAATTGCGGTCCGTGTTGAACTGCCCCAGCCGGTCGAGATACTTCGCGTAGTCCATCTGCTCCTGATTGTTCACGGCCTCAAGGTCGCTGAGCTTCATCTGGTAGTCCTTGAGGTATCGCTCATAGGCCTGCTGGTAGAGCGTCGGGATCACGTCGGAGAGCTTCGTTGCGTAGTAGTCGCCCGCCTGCGTCGCCGCGTTCACGGCGTAAGAGCTCGGCCTCCCGCCGCTCGCGGCGCTTGCCTGCGCCAGCGCGTTCGCCGTCGCGCGCTCTCCCTCGCGCAGATACGTCTTTTTGTAGCTGCCATACTGCGGATCCGTCTCCTTGCTCCACGAGAATGGATCGCGATTCAGTGCCGCGTCCAAAAGCTCCTGCTGCTTCTGCTGGAAGCGGTTTTCGTAGCTCGGCGCGCTGCCGTATGTAAACGGCTTGAACGAGCCGATCTTGTCGAGCGTCTCGTCGATCTTCGGCGCGTACTTGCCGTCGCTCACGTACTGTCTGCCATCCGCGCCGGCAGTGTAATTGCCGTAGCTGCTGCGCAGCTGGTTTGCCTTGGCATTGATGAGCGCGCGCTGCTCTGCCGTCGTCGCGCCCGCGTACTGCTTCTTGAGGTCGAGCACGCTCATGCCGAACTCAGGGTACTTTTTCGCAAGGTCGAGATCGTACTGCGAAAAATTCACATTGCTGCCGCTCGCCGCCTTTTGAAAGTCATCGTATGTATACGCCATTTTCTTCTCCTCTCTGCTTGAATTTTACTGTGGTCCGCGCGTGCTCTTGAGCTCGCTGCCCGCGTAATACTCGCGGTTCATCGAATAGACGCGGCACTCGCCCTTGCCCTCGATGCGGATGCGGTAATGGTCCGCGCGCCGCGGCACGATGGGCAGGTAATAGCTGCGCTTTCGTTCCGGTTTCAGCGTTTGCCCGGCCTGCACCCACTTCCCGTCGGAATCAAACTGCATCAGCACCTTCGCTTCCGCGCCCGCCGCGACCTCGATGCGCACCCACAGCTTGGCGATGCCCTTCTTCACGCCGTCGTAGCTCGTACTTTGGCTCGAGCCCTTTTCCGTGAAGTCGCCCGTCTCGGCGAACCACGTGAAGTCTTCTTCGTCCGTGCAGCCCTCCGGCGCGTCGAGGATGTTGCCCGTCAGCGTGATCTCGCCCTCCGCCGTCAGGAAATAGGTGTTCCCCTGATAGCGGCAGAAGTGCGTCGCGTGCGTCTTGTCCTCGATGTGCCACATGCCCTTGCGCGTGTCGTAGACGTAGAGCTTCCACTCCCCGCTCTCGTCCTGCGCGCTCAGATAATACTTGAGGCCGTCGCTCCCTGCGCGTCCGCCGCGCAGCCTCGTCATGCCGAAGGCGTCGTGCAGGCTTTGCGGGATGCCGCCCGAGTAGATCATTACGCCCGAGGACGAGAGGTACAGCAGCCGCTCGCCTGCGATGGCGAGGCTCCCGCCGCTGCCCTTGGCAACGCCCAGCGTGGCCGAGCCCATCACCTCAAAGTTGGACGGAATGCTGCCGTACACCTTGTAGATGTGGTCCTCCTTGAAGAACACCGGATAGCCGAGGAAGCTCACGCACCCCGTGAAGTCGCCCGCGCTGCCCGTGTCCACGGCGTAGCTGTCGGTCTCAAGGCCCTCGAACACGTTCCAGTTGAAGGGATCACCGAGCTTGCTCGCGTAGATCGTGCGCCCGTCGCAGCCCCACAGCCGGTTTTCGTTCTCACACAGGTATTCTAAGTCCGGCACCGTGCGCCGAACCGTCAAGTTTCCCGTCTCCGTGTACTCTGTCGTGCCGTTGTCACCGTCCAGCTTGAAGACGTTTTCATAGAAATACATCTTGTCGCCGTCGATCTCGCGGATCACCGGCGTCTTGTTGTTCTCCGCGTGCTTCGTGCAGCCCGCAATCGTCACTGCGTCGCCCGCCTTGAAGTAGTCGCTCCATGCGACGCCGCTTGCTTTGACGGTGTTCGCCTCCGCGTTCTCTTCATAGAGCTTGCCGTTCGTAAACGTCAGGCTATTGCCGCTCCACGTGCTCTCAAGGCTGCCGAACTCGCCCGACGCCGTGTTGTAATACGCCTTGTCCGGCAGGATGATGATATAGGCCCCGATGGCGGCGAAGCGCTTCTCGCCCGCCGTCACGTCGCCTTTTTTCACGCCGCCGTAGTAGAAGGCCGTGCCCTCCACCCACGCCAGCGCATCCCACGCGAAAAGCCCGCCCGGATTGACAAGATTCTTGTAAATTTTGCGCTTTGCGCGCGTCGAAAGCACAGGATAATAGTCACTCGTCAGGTTTTGCATGTCCCACAGCCCGCCGTCCCCTGCACCCAGGTTGTGGTCAAGGCCATAGAATTGCAGCTGCCCGCGCTTGCCGATGCCGTCGGCATACGGGACCTCCGGCAGCTTCATTTGGCCTCACCGGCCTTTTCCGGCTCCGCCGCCTGCTTGTCCTGCGCGTTGCCCTGCGTCGGCTCTTCCGCCGCATCGCAGATCGTCACGATATTGCGAAGCGCCTGCCGCACCGCCGCCACCACGTCCACCGCGTCGCCGCTGACGTTCAGTCTGCTGATGAACTTCATCGCCAGCGCCGCTTCCTGCTTGATCTTATCGTTCATGCTGATTCCTCCAATCGTTTCAGCCGTTCTTCCTGCTCGCGTACCTTCGCCCACAAAATCGGGATAAATTCGCTGTACCGCAGAAAATAGGTCTCGCTGCCGTCCTTGCGCTTGGCCGCCGCCCAGCCCGCGAATTCCTGCGAGTTAATGCCGCACGCGCGCATGGCGTCCTCGACCTCCTGCGCGATGAATCCCGTGTGGAAGCGCCCGCTCGTGCCGTTGTTGAGCTTGTAGCGTTTCGGCTCGACGAGCTCAAACATGCGCACGTACTTCTCCGGCAGCGCCTCAATGCTGTTCTTGATGTTTCGGTCGGACCCGTTCAGCTCGTTCGTGCTGCAATAGATCGCGCTCCAAACAAAATTTGGTGCGCCAAGATTGTACCGGTTATCTGCATTCGGGGCGAAATCGCCGCGGCAATCAATGAAGTCGTAGTCGAAATTGAGCGCTGATCTTCCGTTATTCCCTGACAGATACAGGTTTCCGCTCGTCGCGTTCAACTCCATGGCCTTGCTCTCGAGCATCATTTTGTAGTCCGCCGTGCTGGCGTACTCCGTGGAGATATACCCGCAGCGCCGTCCCGCATCATTGCGCACGGTGATCCTATCCCCTTCAATCTCCGTCGCCGTCAGCGTGCCATAGATGTTCACCGCGTCCACGTAGAGGTCGATGGATCCCGTGCTCGCAATCTGTGCACCGTTGTAGTTGAGCTTGAAGATCGTGCCGTTCTCGCCGCTCGTCACGCCCAGCGTGAAGCCCTCGGCGCTCTGGTCAAAGATGCTCTGCGCCTGCGTCGCGTCGATCTTGGTGCTCACCGTCGCGCGGATGCCGTTCACGTCCGCCGTCAGGTTCGTCACGCTGCCGTTCAGGTTCGAAACGCTCGCCTGCAAGCCCTTTGCTGTCGCTTGCAGCTGCGTGATGTTCCCCTCTGCGTCGCCGATGCGCGCCGCAAGCCCCTGTGCCATGAGCGCGACTTGCGTGATATTCCCCTCCGCGTCCTTGATCTCGCCGTAGATGGGATCGGTGATCTGCTTGACGAACTCGTCCGTCGCCGTCTTATTCATGTTGGAAAGGTCTAAGTTGTGCAGCGTGTAGCGCAGCTGCTCGACGAGCATGAAGAGGTAGTCCTGCATCGTTTCGACCTTGTCATTCACGCTCTCCTTCTGCGTGAACGACGGAAAATTCGTGTCGATGTATAGCCAGTTGGAAGGCATGCCCTCCTTCCCTCCTTTCTTCCCGGGCGGGAGAGCGTTCGCGCCCTCCCGCCCTTTGCCTTACTTCATCGTTGCGAGCTTGCGGATCAGGTCGCCGCCGTACTGGTAGTCGGCGAGATAGTCCATCGTCTTGTCCTCCAGCCCCGCGCGCTTTTTGAGCATTTCGCGGTAGTCCGGCTCTGCGAGCCTGCTCTTGAACTCCTTTTCCCACTTGCCCGCGTTCTCCCTGCCGGACCAGTACGCGGGGCACAGCTTGCCCGTCACGTCGAAGTGGCGGATGACGTTGCTCACCGGGATGTTATACTTCTTCATCAGCTCGCGCGTCAGCGCAAGTGCCCGCTCCACGGCGCGCGCGTCCGGCGCGTATGCGCCGTCCCTCTTCGCGTCGCACAGTTCAATGCTGATGCTGTTTGCGTTCAGGCAGCGGCCGTGCAGCGTCCCGCCGCCCGTCTGTGCGCAGCTCGGATACTTCTTTCCGCCCACCGCCCACGCGATGCGCAGATCGTCCACGCTCTGCACGACCTCATTTGCGTCGACGAAGTAGTGCGCGCTGGTCTTCACGACGTTGCCCGCGTAATACTTGGCGTTGTTCATCGCCGTGTCGCCGTCATTGCCGGTGTAGTGGATGACGATATAGCGGATGCCCGCCGCCGTGCGCTTGCCGCCGACGTTGCCCGCGTTCGCGGGATATTTGCGGATGTTCATGCCTTTACGCCCCCTTGTCAATGGCGTCCTGCGTCTTCTGGCTCTGCGTGCCGAAGTAGAACGCGATGATCGAACTGTAGATTAGCATAAGCTGCTCGCCCGTGATCTTGCCAACGACAAAGCCGTAGATCACCGCGCCGGTTGCGGCGATCGTCACGATGCTCTTCACGCTGCACAGGTTCGCCAGTCTCTTTTTCAACAAATCGTTATTCATAGTGTTGTATCGTCCTTCCTTAAAATTTTGATGCCCGCCACCACGACGAGCTCTGTTGTCCATGCCTTGAACCAGCGTTCCGTCAGCACGTCGGGAGGCGGAACACCGAGCGCCGTCATGGTAAGCGAGGCGACGGTGTACCACGTCAGGCTGAAAATGGCGATGGATACGTACCTGTCCCGCTTTTTCATCTTGCCCCAGTGCTCCCGCGCCGCCGTCCACGCCTTTCTCACGTCCTGACCTCCCACTCTTCGACCTCGCTTTTAATTTTGTCGATAAAGCTGTTGCCGCCCAGCGCCTTGTATCCGCGGTAGAGATAGAGAAAATCCTCGAGCTCGTACTGCCGGATGAATTTGTCCTCTCTGTGCCGGTAGTATGTATGCAGCATATCGTGCCGCAGCTCGCACTTGAGCGCGTCCACCAGCTTGTCAAAGCCGAGGATCTTGTTGCGCAACGGCTTGATGAGCAGCGCCAGCGCGCCGAGGATGACCGTGATCTCCGAGCACACCGACGCGACCCTTGCCAAATCTTCCATTTCTCGCTCCCTTCCCGGCGTTACGCCGTGGTGAAATAGTTGCCGATGAGCTCGTGCGGCAGATATTGCAGCGTGATCTTGCCGCATGCCTGCTCGCCCGTGCGCTCGCAGAGGTACACCTTGCCGTCCTCGCTGTCGAGGTAATACTTGCCGTACTCGTATTCCATGCCGCGCGCTGCGGGGATGGGGTCTGCCTGCGTGCCCGCGTGCTCAGCGTCGATGATCGCCCAGAGGTTCGGCGTCTTGTCCGGCGTCCAGTCGGCCTGCGAGGTATGCGCCTGACGGCACTTGTACACCTTGCCGCCGTAGCTCCTGCGGTCGCCCTCGGCGCACTTGACGGGGTATGCCCATGCCGTGATGAGTTCCGGCACGCTCGCCGCCTCTCCGTCGCTCAGGCTGACCGCTGCCTGCTCGATAATGTGGCGCAGCTTCACAGCGCGGGCATATGTGACCGGCTCACCCGCAAGGGCGGTGACGGTCGCTTTGGCGTTCTCCGTCTCCGTGGGCTTGCCCATCTTGATAGATACGGTGCCGTCGCGGTTGTCAGTGATGTCGCCCGAGAGGCTGTACGAGCCGTTGTCGCACTCGTTGACGACCTCTTTGGTCTCGCCCGTGGGCTGGCCTTGCTCGTCCAGCACGTCCTGCGTCTCGCGCTGGACGATGCTCCACGGCGTATTGTCGGTCAGCAGCGCCGCCGCTTCCGCCGCAGTCATGGTGAGCTGCACCGTCTGCGTCTCGCGCATATCCCAGTTTCTGTCCTTGTAGTTGTAGATGCACGTCGCAGGGTACTCCTGCCCGTTCACTTTGATAAATTCTGCCATGTTGGCCTCCTTTGTGATAAGATCAGTATGTAGTAATACGGATATAGTCGTAATCTCTGAAACCGCTTGGTTTCTGCATGACAATTTTGCAATCCCGGAATACAGGGAATTTGTAATCTATCGAATAATTGTTTGCGGACGACGCCTTTACAAATGGCGGAGTTTCATCATTAAATGAAACCGCTGCATTCGCGTCATTGGCTCTCAAATACTTTGCGTCACACCACGTTCCTGCGGGGACTGTAATTGTTTGTGCACTGGTATACGTTCTCCCGTCAATGGTTACGTTGACATTGCTCCCGCTCAGTTCTACTTGGTATTCGTCCTTTTCTCCGCCGCTTTTGAAGATGACCGGATTTACAATCATTTCTCTTACCTCTTGTAGCTCAGTGTGATGACGGTGACGAAAACCTCGACCGCCGTGGTCGGGATTTCGCTGCACTGGAAGGTCACGCTGTTCGCGCCCTGCGCGACGGCTTGAATGCCGCAGGTATTCCACGCGGAATCATAGCTCGTGTCGACGGGGTTCGGATGGAGCTCCTGCTTCGTGATGTCGGCAAGAATGCCCGCACATGTCACCGTCTGCTGCTTGGTCGAGCTGTTCCAGCCTGCGACGGTCAGCGTGACCTTGCGCGAGAAGATCGGCGAGGCGTAGTCCATCTCAGGTGTGGCCGCCGCCAGCCCGCCCGAGCCGTTGCCCTTGATGGGCTTGGTGGTGGAGGGGACATTGACGGGGCCTGCGGGGCCCTGCGGGCCGGTCTCGCCTTTCTCGCCCTGCTCGCCCTTTTCGCCCTGGTCTCCCTTGGGGCCTTTGATGTTGACCGTCGCGGGATTCGCAAGCCCGCCGTCGTTCGTCCAGCTCAGGTCTCCCGCCGCGGACACAGCAGGCGTAAAGGTCGCGCCTTTTGCGCCGTCCGCGCCCTTCGCGCCATCCGCCCCGGCGGGGCCCTGCGGGCCGGTCTCGCCTTGCGGGCCGGTTTCACCTTGCGGACCAGTCTTGCCCTGCGGGCCCTGTTCACCCTGCGGACCCCTTGGACCCTCTGGACCGGTATCTCCCTTCGCGCCGTCAGTGCCGGCAGGCCCCCGTGCGCCCGTGTCGCCCTTCGGGCCCTTGAGGTTCACGGTCTGCGGATTCGCCTTGCCGCCGTCGTTCGTCCACGACAGGTCGCCGTCGTCGCTCATGCTCGGCGTGAATGTCACGCCGTCCTTACCGGCGGCACCGTCTGCGCCCGGGGCTCCATCCGCCCCGGCAGGGCCTTGGGGACCAATCTCGCCGGTATCGCCTTTCGGACCCTGCGGGCCCTCGGGCCCCGTGTCGCCTTTCGCGCCCTGCAAGGGGCCGTTGTTGATGAACTCTCCGGTAATGCCGTCGAAAATGTAGATGTCGTATGGCTCTGCCGTGCCCACGCCGTAAGCATCGCCCGCCGCTGCGGTCGCTTTCTGCTCGGCGTCCAGCGCAGCCTTCGTGCCGTAATAGCCCAGCACCTTGAAGCCGCTGCCGGTCTCCCCCTTGGGGCCTGCGGGGCCCTGCTCGCCTTGCGGGCCGGTCTGCCCCTGCGGGCCCTGTTCGCCCTGCGGACCGCGCGGACCTTCGGGGCCGGTCGGTCCGGTCGCGCCGGTGTCACCTTTCTCTCCTTTGGGGCCGGTATCTCCCTTGTCGCCTTTCAGCGCGGCAAGCTGTGCCGCCGTAAAGTCGGAATAGGTAAAGGCATCGCCCTTGTCTCCCTTTGCGCCCTGTGAGCCAGCGGGGCCGATCTCGCCTTGAATACCCTGCTCCCCCTGCGGGCCAGTCTCGCCGGTGTCACCTTTGGGGCCCTGCGGCCCCGTCGCGCCAGTTGCGCCGGTCTCTCCCTTGGGGCCGCGCGCGCCGGTTGCGCCCGTGTCTCCTTTGGGGCCGGTTGCGCCGGTATCACCCTTCGGGCCCTGCTCGCCGGTATCACCCTTCGGGCCAACTTCTCCCTGCGGGCCCGTCGCAGGAACGCCGGTATCGGCAAAAGCGCCCGCCGCCGCATCCCACTTGAACCAGTGTCCGGTCGTGCTGTCCACGTATGGCATCTTAGAAACCGCCGTCTCCGCATCCGCCGCCGCCTGCAAAACCTCGTCGACCCAGCTTTGATAAGCTGCGGGCGGCTCGGTCGTGCCGTTTGCGCTCAGCGACGGCTCGACCACCGTGCGCCACGTCCGGCTCTTGGCGATCGCGCCGCCCACGGTGTAGGTGAGCTCGGCCATGCCCTCGCCCGCCTTTGCGGTGTCGGCGTTGCTCAGCGTCCAGATCACGTCACCGTTCTCGCTCTTAAGGCTCGCGGGATACGGCGCGCTGTCGCCCTCGCGCAGCACCGTCAGCGCGAAGACGCCCTCGCCGTACAGCCGCGCCCAACTGTCCGCAAGACCGCGCCAGACGATCCTCTGCGCCTCGTTCTCGCCCTGATGGCCCAGCGGCAGATAGGGCAGCTCGCGTACTTCGATCTCTCTCATACGATCTCGTACCCCCTCTCGTAGCCCTGCGCCGGTTCATGCGTCCTGCCCCAGTAGCGGGCAAAGTTGCCGTAGGCCTCGTTATAGAGCTGGCTCGAATCGGCATAGCGGCTGTACTCGCCGTTCTCCGCATCGATCTTCGCCTTGAGGTACAGCACGTATAGCTCGTCGTGCGGGGCCTTCACCAGCAGCTCTTCGTCCATGCCGTCCGGATAGCCGGTCGCCATGATCTGCTCGAGCTCTTCCGGCGTCGCCAGCAGCACGTCCGCCGCGATCCTGCCCTCAAGCGCCTTGAGCCATTCGAATTTTTCCTCTTCGGGAAAGGCGTTCGGCTTCGCCGTGTCGGCGTGCTGCATCGCTTTTCTCGGCGTCATGTTCTTCTCTCCTCTCTCAATGATGAATAAAGGCGGGCGCGGGTCTTGTCCCACGCCCGCCTTGGCTATTTAGCTTAGAGCGAGTTGCCCGCCGCGATACCGCCGATGGCGGCAAAGCGCCAGTCGTTGAAGCACGCGTTGAAGCGGCTGCGGCCGCGCCAGACGTTCGCGTCGGTGTTCTCGTCGACGGTGGAGCGCACCTCGAGCTGAACGCGGTCATTCCACACCGCGCCGCCGTAGGTCTCGTTGTACTTGCTGTCCAGCAGCACCCACGGGGAAACACCGTTTGTGATGTAGTGGTTCAGATACGGCCACACGATGACGTTCCAGCGGCCGTACTGATAGTTGAAGGCGTTGTTCGCGCTCACAGGGTCCTTGTCCGCGCCGATGGCCGCGAATACCGCCTTTTTGAGGTCGGCGTTCTCGGGGATGAGGATCGTGTCAGGGGCCACGTCAAGGATTTCGTCGTTGTCGCCGCGGAACAGGTGCATTTTGGTCTCGAGCTTGCCCAGCGTGTCCACGCTGAACGCATCCTTGAAGCAGTTGCACTGCTTGTCGCCGCTCACCTTGGGCACGTGCTCCTTGGCGAACAGGTTGCTGCCGTCCGCGCCCGTCAGGTCGAACTTGACGCCCTTAAAGGTCACGCTGCCGTTGCCCATCATGGCCGCGCCGTACAGCGCCGCGCCGAAGAGCTCGCGCGTGCGCTTGTAAGAGGTCATAAAGGCCGCAGGCTGCTTGCGCATGTCGAGCAGCTTGCCGTCCTCGATCATCTCCTTAGACACGCTGAAAGAATCCTTCCACGTCTGGTACTTGAGGAACTTCTGGTAGCCCTCCTGCATGCCGTCCAGCGGATAAGCGCCGTTCTCGCCCACGGGCTCAAAGCCGCTCATGGCCGTCAGCGTGGTCATCACGTCGCCGTAGTTCTTGGAAGAACCCGTCAGGAACAGGTTCTTCAGCACGCTGTTCTGCTCAAATTCCTCGCCGCGCTTTTCAAGGAACATCTTGATCGGCGCCTGGCAGTTGCCGTAAACGCTGTTGTTCAGGTTGCTCGATTCCGAAAAAATGATTTTCATTGCTTACTTTCTCTCCTCTCTTCCGTTTTCCTTAGACAAAGCGGCCGCGGATCATGCTGCCCGCTGCCGTGCCCTCAAGGCTCACGACCTCGAACGTGCCGGGCACCGCTGCATCCGATGCGCCCGTGACGTACTTTGCCTTGAGACCGCCGCTCGCCACCTGGATCTTGGTGCCGACCTTCACGGCCGCTGCGGCCGCCGCAAGCTCGGTCTCAAAGGTGTACTTGCCCTGCACGCGCGTCACCGCCAGCAGCTCGCCCGCGGCCACCGTGCCGCTCTGCATGCACACATAGGGCGGCGTGGTCGCCTGGTCGGCAGCGATCGCCGCCAGCTTGCCGTCCGATACGTTGAGCAGCTGGCCGACCTGATACGTGCCCGCCGCCGCTTCGATGTACTCAAACGGGGTCATTGCCCCGTCCGTCGATTTGATGGGAATAAACATTGCGTTCCTCCTTGTCTTGTTAATTTCTGTTCTTCTCGATCCACGTGCGGATCTCCTCGTCCGTCGCCGTGGGATTGAAGATGCGGAAGCTCGCCAGCTCCTCGCTCGTCACGACCTTGCCGCCCGCGCCGCGGGATGCCGCCGCGCCGGTCAGGTGGTCCTTGCCCCTCTGGCCCGTCAAGGCCTGCGCTCTCGCCGCCTCGGCCAGCGCCTTCTCGCGCCGCTCGTGCGTCGAGATGAGGTAGGCGTCGTAAAACGACATGCCGCTCTTCACGCGCGCGTAGAATTCCTCGCTCTCGGGGAGCTTCAAAAGATCCTCCACGCCGTTCACCTCGGGCTCGAGCGCGTGGATCTTCTTGATCTGCTCGTCGATGGCGCGCTGCATTTTCTCCTGCTCCGCCGCGGCCTGCTCGCGCTCATGCGCCGCCACGATCTCCGCCGCCCGCTTGACGACGGGATTCTCGCTGATTGCCTCATTGAGAGATTCCTGCGTCAGCTTCCCGGCCTTGAGGTCGCTTTCGAGCTTCTGCTGCTTGAAGGACTTCGACCATTCGTCAAACTGCTCCTTCGTCGCGATGGGCTCGCCCGTGATCGTGTTCTTGAGCCCCGCACTTGCGAAAAAAGCCTTCCACTCCGCGGCCATCTTCTCGCTCTGCGCCTTGAGCGCCGCGTCCACCGCGGCCTGCTGCTCGGCTCTGCGCCGCGCCGCCGCATGAGCTCTGCGCTCGTCGGGGGTCTGTTCCTTCTTCGCGCCCTCCGCATCGTTGTTGTCTTCTGCGCCTTCCGCGCCGTCCTGGCCCTCGGGAGCGGTTACGGCACCCTCTGCGCCCTCGCCGCCCGTCGTGCCGGTATCGCCGCCCTCCGGCGTGCCGTTGGTCTCTTCTGCGGCCGGGGCAGCGGCGCCCGGCTCGTTTGCGCCTGTGGGCTCCTGCTGCGTGCCTGCCTCGTCAGGCGGCACCGTCAGTCCCATCGCTTCAAAGACGTCTTTTTCCGTGAATTCCATGTTCTCTTCCTCTCTGGCATGTTCCCGCTATCGCCCTGCGAATAGCCTCCGCCTTACGCGTGCGGCGTCCCCTTGCGGGGGTAATCATGTAAAGCGCTTCCGCTTGCCTTACTTCTTGCCGGTTCTCAAATCGGAGCCGGTATGAATAACGCCCTTCTTCGCGTCGGTCTGCTGGTTCGGCGCTTTCACGACCTGCGTGCCGCCGTTCTTGATTCTGCCGACGTAACCGCTCTTATCGCTCATGCCCGTGTCCTCCTTTCCTTCGGATTCGGCATTTTCCCGCTGTTGCCCTGCGGCTGCGCAGCCGTTGGCAGCTTTGCCGCCTTACGGATGCGGCGTCCCCCTTGCGAGGACTGCGCAGCCGTTGGCAGCTTTGCTGCCTTACGGATGCGGCGTCCCCTTTACGGGGGCATATGCTCTGCGCGTCATCTTTCGCGCCTTTAGCCTTTCTTACTGCGGCGTGTAAAGCCCTTCCGCCTGCCCGCTCGCGGCGTTCATGGCGTCCTGCTGTGCCTGCGCGTCGATCGCCGCGGCCAGCTCGTCCGGCACGCCAGCGCCGCCCGGCATATCGCCCTGCATGGCCGCCTGCTGCGCCGCCTGCTGCGCGGCCATTTCTTCCTGCCGCTGCGCCTTCTCTTCAAGGTGCTTTTTCGTCTGCGCCGCACCGGGGTAGTGCAGCTCCTCCATCTTCGCCCAAAACAGAATGAGCGTTTCAAGGTCCGTCGGGTCGCCGAAGGCCCTGCCCTCAAGGTTCTGCCGCGTCTCCTGCCACATCGCCTCGCGGTTGCTCGCCAGCGGCGCGCTCGTGTCGCACGAGAAAAGGAACTGATCGTTCCAGTGCAGCTCACCGTCTTCGCCTTCTTCGAGGAAGTCATAGCGGTTGAACTCCTCGTACATCGTCTCGCCCGTGCTGTCCTTATACGTCACCGGCCGCGGCTCGTCCGAGTACGCCAGCCAGAATTTGAACATCGTTTCGAAAAGCTCGGCGTAGGCGGCGTTCTTCATCACGCGCTTGCTCTCGAGGCGTCCCGCCGCCTGCGCAGCGGAAAACTCTTTAGCCTTGCCGCTCGTTGCGGTCGTGTCCTGCCTGCCCTGAAAGCTGTCCGTGATGCCGATGATCTGCCGCGCCTCTTCGTACACCTGCGCCAGATACGTGAGCTCGTACTGCAAATTGCCCGAAAAATCGTAGACGTCGATGAGGCTTTTGTCGCTCGGCTTTCCGATGTACCAGCGCTCGCCGTCCTCGGGATCGGTGCGCAGGTCCGCCCGGTCGGGGAGCGTGATGCGCGTGCCTGCCTTCATCAGTCGGTCGATGATCTTCTGCTCAATGCGGTTGCTCGTGTTCTGCTGGTCGCGGATCATGTCAACGTCGCTGTTTCCGAGCAGCTGGCCGAACACGCTCACGCTGCGCTGCAAGATGATCGGGTAGCGGTCCGGCCGGTAATACGGGATGCGCACCGGCACCTGCACCGGCAGGCCGTTTTCGTCCACCGTCTCCTGCATCCCGCCGACAAACGTGCCGTCGCTGCGCTGTACCGGCGCATAGAGCTCTTCGAAGTCCTGCGTCTTGCTTTCCCAGTCCTTGCCGCCGCACCACGGGCACGCGCCGCCTGAGTAGGCCGCGCCGTTTACCTCCTGCCCCGGCAGCGGCTTTACCTTGCCGCAGCTCTTGCACACCGGCTGCCTGCGTGCCTGATAGTCCTTGAGGTTTTCAAGCTCTGTGTCGTTCACCCACGTGTAGCGGTCGATGCCGCCGCGCTCGTTGAGCTTGTAGCCGATGTAAAGCGTCAGGTTTCGGTTGCTCGTGGAGCCGTCGCCGCCGCGGACATCCGGCTCGCTCTCGCCCTCGTTTTCAAGCAGCACGCCGTAGCGGCGCTCGACGTAGCCCTTCGTCGTCGGCACCTTGACAATGAAATAATCCATGTCGGCAATGCCCGTGTAGACGTTCGGCTGCGGCGCGAACTGCTGCGGGTGGATGAGCGTCACGTTCACCTCGCCGACGGTCGTGCTCGTGCGCTTCGTGTTGTCCCACTCGACCAAAAAGCCCACGCCGCCCTGAATGGGCACCGTGCGCTCGGCCAGATCGTTCAGCGCCTCAAACGGGAGCCGGTCGAGCTCGTTGCGCAGAAAGTGCTCGATCACGTCAGCCAGGTGCTCGTCCTTCTTGCGCCGCGGCGTCACCTTCGGCTGCGGAATGCTGCTCGATACCTGGCTTTCGATGTTCTCGAACGTGATGTTGCGCACGTGGCTTGTCTTTTTCAGCGTGCCGTCGCGGTGCGTGTCGCCGGGGACGAGCGGCTGCATCGTGCGGTCCCCGTTGTAGACCGCCTCGCGCTCGTTCATTTTTTCGACTTCTTTCGACCACTTGGCGTCGCTCTCATTTAGCCTCGCCTGCCACTCGCGCAGCTCCTCGCTGATCGTGCTTGTCTTTGCTTTTTCTTCCATGTCTTTTCTCCCTCTCATCGCGGCTCGCCCCAGAGCGCCAGCATTTCTGCCCGCTCGGTCTCGCTCGCGCTGTTGTAGTCCTCCCACATGTCCGCCGTCCAGCGCGTTTTCTTCGCGCTGCCGGCGGTCTTAATTTCCATCGTCTGCTGCGGCCGCGCGTAATGCGCGATCGCCAGCGCCATCACGCAGTCGTCGTGCGCGCCGCTCTCGGCCTCGCCCTGTAGGTCTTTCTCCCGCCGCACGAATGTCAGCATCTCGAGCAGCGTGTCGCGGTCGTTCACCGTGCTCATGCTCTCGCGCAGAATGCGGATGAGCTCAGACAGGATCACCGGCCGCGTCAGCCGGTTCGTCTGGAAGCCGAAGGCGTGCTTGATCTTGCCTGTGAAGTCGTCCTCCACCTCGCGCACATACAGGTTGCGGTAGCCCATCAGGTCAAGCAGCTTCGTCGGGTACGTCGAGAAGTTTGTCTCGATGGCGAGCAGCGCGTCGTTGTAGTACTTGCCGAGGCAGTACATCTGCCGCGCATACGTGTCCTCGTCGTACTGGTGTCGCAGCGTGCAGACCTGCTTGCCCGTGATGTTGTCGAGCACCTGCCCCACGAAATAATCGCTGCCGTCGCCCGCCGTGTCGCCGCCGATGACATACGGCCGGCCGGGGACGACATCTTCGTAGATCGTCACCGCGCCGTCCGGATCGTCCACCCACGCCCAGCTCTCGAGGTGTACGCCGTCTTCCTTGACGACGTTTTCGAAATAGCCGCGCCTCGGCTTCTTCGCCCGCTCGACGATGAGCAGCCGCTCGCTCACCTTCTTCGCGTCGAATACCGTCTTGCCCGTCACGCCCCACTGGCCGAGGCAATAGACCTGGTAGTAGTACTCGTCCGTCTCTTTGAAGGCCTCAAGCGTCGTGATGGCCTCCGCCGTCAAAAAGCGGTTGTCGAGATACGTGCTCTCGTGCACCGTCGCGCGCGGGTCCTTGCGGTCGAAAAACCGCTTTTTCAGCCAATGTGTGATGCTGATCGGATTGAACGTCAGGATCATTTGCAGGTAATAGGGGAAGTCTGTGCGCAGTCGGATGTCCAGCTGGTCGAAGTCCCCCTGCTCCAGCTCGCTCGCTTCCTCGATCCAGATGCCCGTAATGTCGTAGATCGACTTGAGCTTTTCCACGTCGTCGAGGCCCGCGAACAGGATCTTGCTGCCGTTCGCAAACGAGATGCTCATGTCACTCTTGTTGACCTTGGCCCCGCTGTCGGGGTAGAAGTCGGATATCTGCCCGCGCAGCTGCTCAAAGCAGCTCTCGCGCAGCGTCCGCGCCACCTTGCGGCATACGAGCCATCTGTGCCCCGGCTCGCTTGTCACGCGCTCGAGCACCTTGCGCCCCGCGAAGATCGACTTGCCGCTGCCGCCGCCGCCTTTCAGGACGAGGTAGCGGTGCCGGTCGAACAGCAGCGGCAGGAAGTGCGCGTTGTTCGTCGCGCGGAAGTCCCGCCACCACAGCGCCACCTCAAGCTCTCGCTCATAGGTCCGCGTCTTCGTCGCCGCCATCGTGCTCAAACTCCTGCATCAGCTCGCGCAGCATCGCTTGCCGCTCCTCGAGCGGGATGCTCGCCGCCGTCACGGTCTTTGTCGCCCGCTCGCCCAGCTCGACCTCTTTCTTCTCGCTGTAGCCGTAGTTGTTCGTCAGGTTGAAGAGGATTCCTTTCAGGTCCTTGCCCGGCCGCGTCAGCATCTCGTGCTCGTTCCAGGCCTTCATGCGCTCGCGCACCCGCTCGCCGACGGCCGCGAATTCCTCGCTCTTGCCCATGTACCGGCTCCACGTCGCCCGGTCGATGCGAAGAAAGGCACACAGCTCGTGCATGCTCGGCGGGATGATGTACTCCGTCACCTCAACCTCTTCGCCCAGCGTGTTTTTCACCGGCACGGGGATGAGGATCACATGGCCCTTGTCGTCGCGCTTGCCGCTGTCCACCATTTCCGTGACCTTCACGCGCCGCGTGATCGCTGCGAAATAGCGCTCGCAGGCCTTGCCCAGCGTTGCCGCCGTGTATTTCTTCTGCCGCGCCATCCGCACCCCTCCCCTCGGCGCGCTTGCCTTGTTTGTAAAAAGTGTAGCAAATGCAACAGGTCGCGAACCGTCAACTTTTTGAGGGCAAAAAAGAGCCGCAAACCCTTGTCAAATCAGGGCTTGCGGCTCTTCCTCGCGCGCGCACGCGCGAGAGCATGCACGTAGCGCGCCCAGGCTCCCCCGCGCGCGTCGTCGTGTTGCGATATAAAAAAGCACCGGAAGGACGCTCCCCTCCGGTGCTTTCGCGTTATTTACTTGCGTGTGGGTCTACGCAGACCTCTGTTTCTTCGTACTCTGTTTTGCCGAGCTTCCATGAATGGAACTCGATACATGGCTTCCCGAGCTTGCCCTTTTCGCTCAGGCAAACCTCGACGGACGCTTTTCCGCCCTCGTAAAGCTCCGCGATGGCCTCGTAGAGCTCATCGACGTCGAAAATATATTTCATGCTGCACCTCCTGCCAAAACCTCAACGATCATGGCGATGATTTTCTCTTGGTTTTCTTCTGTCAAGAGCCGGAATTTCTCAAGAATTTCACGGTCTAATTCTGCTGACGCTGATTGCACGATATCACTCCCTGCATTTTTTCTTGTGCGGAGAGCTACCCCGTGGTAGAATAGATTTACCGTCGGGGTCTGATCTCCGCGGCACTGAACACTCGCCTTTGCTTTGACCGGCCGGGCGGGTGTTCTTCTATTTCCCGAGTTCTTCGTCGATTTTTTCGTCGAGCCATTGCTTCTTTGTCTTTCCCTGCCGGTCGAGCCGATCTTCCAAGCGCTTCATGCGCTCTTTTTCGACCTCGACGTGGAATGCCTTGAAGTTGGCGCGGCGATCTTTCATGTACTCGGCGCGGCTTTCCTGCGCCATTGTCTCACCTCCTGTTACATGTAATTATATACTGTTCCATGTAACAAGTCAAGCGGAATTTTTTCGCCGCATCTCGAAATGGATATAATATCCCCTGTTCGTCTCGTTGCGGCACGGCTCGCAGTTTACGAGCTCATAGCCGGGGAAGCGTGATTCAAACCATTCGTTCGCCAGGTGGATCTCTGCCGCCTCGAAGAGCGTGCGCACGTCCTCCATCGTCAGATCGTCGCGCGGGGGCTGCGCCTCCGGCTGGACGAGATTCCGGCTGCCGCTCCACCGCTTGTAGCTCGCGTCATCCTTCGTGATGTAATGCGTCAGGCCGCTCACGCCCTCGTCGCTGAATTGCAGGCGCTTGCTGTTGGCGTAGCCTCGCCCCCACAGCGATTCCAGCGTGTCGCGGTCAAGCCCGCCCGAAATGATGAGATGATGGTGGATGCGTCCGCCGCGTCCGCCCTTTTCCGTGGAGAGTATGTACTTGAATTCGACCCCGATCTTGCGGTACCGCCGCTTGAGCGTGCGCAGATAGTTCTGCACGATGCGCAGCGCGTCCTCTGCGCTCTCCGGCGTGTGGGCGGGATCGTAGGTCAGATGCAGCGCGAGGTCTCGGCTCGTGAAGTTCATGTGCACGATGCGCGTCAATCTCTTCGCCGCGTTCCTCTGGTTCAGCTTCTTCTGAATTTCGCTCGTCGGGCGGCATCTCTTTCTGCGCTCTCCCGGCTTCTGAAAGACAGGATAAATGTCTCCGTCGAGATAATCGCCGCACATGTATACGCGCTCGCGGTTGAAAGTTCTGCCCCGATACATAGCCCTGTCCTCCTGCTTTGAAATTGTTCGCTAAGTTAAGATACGTTACAAGCTCGAATCACGCGCGCGTGCGCGCGCGTGATATTGAATAATGTGTGTTCGGCCTTCTGTGCGCCGTCGCGCCCTTTCGGCGGCAGCGCACACAGGGCCGAAGCCCTGTCACAGTCTCCGCGGGAAGCCCTCGTAATACTTCCGCACGATCCGCTCGAGCGTCGAGCGGGAGAGGCTGTGCTTCATGCAGATGTACGTCGCGTTCGCGTCCGTCGTCACGAATTCGAAAAGTGCCCGGTAGTAGTCCCCGCCGCCGCACTCCATACACAGGTTGAGGATCTTCCGCTGCGCCTTCTCCGGCATTTCTCGATACAGCAGCGATGAAAAATAGATGTATCCCTGCCTCTCATAGCTCACCGGCACGCTCTTTTTGTATCGGAACATCGCTCTCTCCCCTCCTCTCCCGCTCTTTGTCCGTCAGAAGCGGAAATACTCTTTCATGCAGCGCCACACGTTGCGCCACGGATGCGCCATGCACCACTTGAGGCTTTCGTGATAGTCCTCCTTGATGCTTCTCTCGGTCTTGATCGTGTGCAGCGCCCCGCACAGCAGCTCTTCTTTGCGCTTCGCGTTCGTCTCCGCCTCGCTCAGCTGCGCCCTGATGCTGTTCATCTCTACCGCGGCCTTGCGCGCGTTCTCTTCCGCGGCCTTGAGCTCCACCATGCGCTCGCCAAGCTGCTTTGCCAGCTCGCGGCTTTCGTTCTTTGTCTTCTCGAGCGCCTTCATGTCCTCGCCGTGCACCTCGAGCGCCTCGTCGCGCATCTTCTCTGCCTCATCGATACGCGACCGCAGCATCGCCGCCGAATGGTCCGCGCTCTTATACTTCGCGGTGACCTCTTCCAGCGCCTTTTCATTCTCCTCGAGCTTTTCCGTCAGCGCGCCGATCTCTCCACGCAGCTTTTCATTTTCCTCGGCCAGTTTTACGCCGTCCTTAAAATGTGCCGCCGCCTCGGCTTCCGCCGCTTCCTGCTTTTCCGCCGCTTCCTCGAGCATCTTGAGCATCTGCTCCTTCGTAACCTTTTTAATGTTGATCTTCTGCATCACTCAGCCCTCCACGATCATCCAGTCGTCGGCCAGCATATCCGCCTGAGAGGCGAGCCAGCCGAGCTGCACGCCGGACGTGCCGACAAATGCCATCGCATTGTTTCCGATGGCGTTGTGATTCACATTGACGTGGAACCCTCCCTTCGTCAAATAGCTGATGCAGCAAGCAAGTTCGACATGCTGGTTCTTGCCGTTCCAGCCCACGCGGGCGATCTTCATACCCTTCTTCGCCGCCTCGATGGCGAGACCGAAGCTCATGCCGTCAGTCGGGCGATACGCCTCTTCAAATACCTGCTTTGGGCTGAAAGATTCGTATCCGTCAGGGTAGCGGACTTTGTAGCCGTCTTCCTCGGGCTCCATGCTTCTCGGGATGGGCTGGGTCTTCTCGTAAACTTCGCCGCCCTTGCGGATAGCCGGTACTGCCTCGATAAGTTTTGTTCCGATGTACTGTTTCATGGTTCTGTTTCCTTTCTTTTTCGCCCGCAGGCGTGATTAAAGATGTAACTGCTCGTGCTCGCGCGGCTTCTCGACGAGGATCTTCACGACCTTCACGTCGCCGTAGCGCTCAAGGTCCATCGCCGCGCGCTCCTTGATGCCCTGGATAGCGCTCTCCGGCACGTCGGCCTGCAAAATAAACGTCACCTTCATGCTTTTTTCTCCACCGCGCCCAGGTCGCTGAGCCCCCGCTCAATGACGCGCCACACGTGGATGTCGACCATCGGCCCGTCCACGACGATCGCGCGCAGCGTCTCGCGGCTCACGTCCCCGCCGCAGGCCTTGCTCACGCGCTCCGTCCACCCCGGACCGGTCCGCACCTTGTAGCGCACCAGCGCGTCGAAGATTTTCCGCTTCTCCGCCGCGCCGTTGCCCTTGACGCTCAGCGTCGGGAGCGGTTCGGGCGGCGGCGCTTCCGCGGCCGGCCGCTTGTCCTGTCCCGCCGTCCACGCAAGGCCGTCCTTTTCGCCCTTCGGCGGCGCGATGGGCGCGGGCTTGTCCGCCTTCGCGCCCTTTTTTTCGCCCGCGCCGACCATCGTCCGCCGCATCAGCGTGTTAATGGCCCAGTCCGCGCAGTATGTGCAGAAGTCGAGCTTCACGATCTCCCCGCCGCCCGCGCCGCTCGCCGTCACGCTCACTCGCTCATGCGCGCTCATCCCCGTAATGACCCGCCCGCACCGGTCACAAAATACCCGCACCATCCGTCAGCCCTCCCTTGGCTTGCCGTAACTGCAAAAATCGAGATTTTCCCGCACTGGCGTGAAAATGCCGCCGTTTCCGTAATGGAGGATCGAGCGCGGGCAGCGGCAATATATTCCCTTTTTGCCGTCCGTCCGGTCGTAAGCCTCCCCGTACTCGCAATTCTTGCAGTACGGTACCGTCACCGTGCGTCCTTCTTTGTCGGCGTCAACCAGCTCGCGCAGGTGGTCTGGCGTGGTGCCCAACGCCGCCGAGGCCACCTTGACGAACATCGGGAGCGAGGCCGTCGCCGTGATCTCCTCTGCCGTTATGCCCGTGTCCTCATAGGCGGCAAGCGCGCTGTAGAGCTGCCGAATGATCTGCCGCAGTACATCCTTCGATACGCCGTTCAGCACCGGACCGTTCAGAACCAGGTCCAGCAGCTTCGGCTTCATGCCTTCAAGGTCGGCGAGCGGGCCGAGATACCGGTCCACGCTCTCGTCCACTCTGACCTCTTCGCTCGTCAGTCGTTTCATGTCGCATATCCTCCGTCGTTCTGCGGCATCGCGACGTACACCGTCGCGCGCAGCTCGATGCCGCCGAATTTTCCCGCCGCCGGTCTTTCCTCGATGCGGATTGCCCCGCTTTCCAGCATCTTTTTCGCCAGCATGTCCGCCAGCCGCTCGCTGCTGTATTTCTTGTACCTCTGCAAAAGTTCCTCTGCGCGCGGCCCGTTGTCAAACGGCATCGCCCGCACCTCGATCTTCCTGACGCGGTAGCGCTCTTCCTTGATGAGTGCCCTGTCCTGCGGTTTCGGCGGCGGAACCTGCTCGACGTACCCGCCGAGCGCCCTGATCGCGTCCCGCCGCAGCTTTTCAAGTAAACCATTCATTTCGCTTTGCCTCCTCCGCTCCTTCCTTCGTCGCCTCCAATGCTTTCTTCGCCTCCTCGCGGGTCAAGAATACGGTCTTGCCAACGTCTGCGCCATCATTACGCAGACGATACGCGCAAAACCCGTCCGGCCTGCGATTGCACGTTGACATACACAGATTATCCTCATCCGTGCAAACAGCTCTGATGTCCGGGGCTTCAAGCTCCATTTCTCGTGGCACATTGTCACGGCCGGTCACCCATAACGTATCTCCCACCTTGCACGGCAGAACCGCCAGCCGACCGTCCTTGTCGGCATCGGCCAGCTCGCGCAGGCGGTCGGGTGTGGTGCCCAACGCCGCCGAGGTCACCTTGACGGACATCGGGATCGATACCGCCGCCGTGATATCTTCTGGCGTCAGCCCTGTCGCCTCATAGGCGCGCAGGTCTTCCCGGTTCCTCAAATAATCCCGAATGAGCTGCTGCACCACGAATCGCCGTTCCATCGGCCACGCCGCGATCTGCTCTTGCAGCTTTTTCAATGCCTCGTCCGAAACCATCATTTCCTCCTGTTCCGCCGCGCATCCCTGCGCCGCTTCTTCTGTGTTCGTTTGCAATATCTTCCGAACGTCGCGTCCGACACCGCCAACAGGCGTTCCATCTTGCGCAGATCGCGCAGTGAAAAATAGGGATAGTCCATCATTCCGCGCCTCCTATGCAACCATAAAGAGCAGCTTCCAGATCAGCGGGTGTTTCTCTATGTTGCTTGCCAGCCTCAATGCGACTTCGGCATTTACGTTCTCCCAATCCCCTGTGTCTATGACATAGCCGTGTTCAGAAACAAGTAACCTTTGTATGAGAATAGAAAAATCAAACCCGCTCAGCCAGCCTTGTTGTTTGGCCTTTTGCAGTAACTCTTTTGCTCCGTCCATCATCCGTCAGCCCTCCTTGTCCTGCCACCCGCAGCTCGGGCATATGTAGGCGTCTTTCTCCGCGTTATAGAAGATGCGCGTCGAGTTGCACGTCGGGCAGGTGAAGATATCGCCCGCAAAGCCCGGATTGCCCGGCGGTCCGGCAGGATCTCTGTGCCCCTGCACGACTTCATCGCCGCGTCGCAGAAACTCTTTCAGCGTGCCGCCCCGCTTTTTCAGCCCCTCGTCTATCTTCGCCAGCGCCTCAAGGCCCTGCTGCTGGAATTCGATCAAATCAGCCGCTTCCCGCATCGTTCTGCCGATGCAGCTCGTGCCGATCAGGCCTCTGTTGTGGCTCGGGCATTCGTTGCAGTTGTCGCTCGCGCAGCATCGCAGCGCCGTCAAAACCTCGTCACTTGTCATCGCTCTTGCCCTCCTTCGGCTTGACGCGCTGCACGATGCTGAGGCAGTCCGGTTCAATGTTCTTCCATACCGGCGATTCCGGGTCTCCCACGGCCATCATCATGCTCACCTTGAAAATCTCTGCCGCTGCCTTGTCTCTGCGCGCAAGCATACTGTAGACCGCCGTGAGCAGGTAGGCCGATTCAGCGAGCAGGTCTCCCATCGTCCCTCCGGCCGCCAGTTCCTTCACGTTTCCGTTCTCGTTCTTATAGCTCAACATGTCTGTGCCCTCCTTAAAATTTGAAGCTCTCGCGGATGACCATGCCGCCGACGTTCGCCTCCGCCGTAAAATACCGATGGTTCTCGTTGATGTACACGATCTTCCCGTGTACCCCGCCTTTCTTGCCGAGCGCTGAGACGATCCCGTTCGCCCCCTCCCAGCTCGTCGGCACCCAGCTATACGTTTCTCCGACAAACATACTCATTTCTCCTTTTCCGGCCGCATCAGCGGCTTAAATACCGTCTGCACGCCCTGCATCTGCGGCGTCAGCCACACGCACCACATGACGTCCATGAGCGGGCTCGCGCCCTTTTTGCCGTTCCGTTCTTTGAAGAGGAAGTCCGGCCGCCACGTCAGCGGCAGCACGTAGCTCGGCGGAATCTCGCGGAAGAGCTGCGCCCGCTTCGTCGCATGCCAATACTGCGCCTTGAGCAGCATCGCAAACGGCTTGCCGATCTCCGCCGCGTGGCGGATAAACTCGTCCGCCAGCGAAAACGGCGGATTCGTGATAATCCAATCAGCCGCAGGCGCGTTTCCCGGCTGTCGAGTGGTCAGGAAGTCTATCCCGTCGCGGATATCCGTGCCGTAGACAGCCATCCCGCAGTCCGCCAGCGCTCGCACCATATCCCCTTGCCCACGGGCCGGTTCCCATATATCCGTCCCCGCTGGCAGCTTGAGAAAGCGCATCAGCGCCACCGTTACCTCCGGCGGCGTCGGGTACAGGTCGGACGCCTTGCGTGCCTTTGCCCCGTTCCCGCCCATGATCTGGCTCGCCTGAATGCTATTCATCGCACGCGCACCTCCTCCACATAGCACCAGCTCTGCGGCGCGCGCTTGATGTCATATGGCGCTGCGCCGAATCTCGTATTTCGCAGTCCGGTAAACTCGCTCAGTTCGCGCGCCTCGTCGTAGATGCGCAGATCGGAGATGTGCCAGCCGTAACCGTCGCCCCACGCGAGGTAATCATTCAGCATTTTAGGCGTCAAGCAGGCTGCATTGAGCAGCCCGCCGACGGGCGATGTGCGCATGGTGGCGGCGTCACAAACGCGAGTCTCCACTAAATTCGGAATGCCCATGTACCCGATGTGTGTGATCCAGTCGATGCGGTCGCAGGTAAACTCTCCGATGATCTTACCTTGAGACCCGCGTAGCCTGTTCGCGTCGTCGCTCTTCGTGCAGTAGATATAACACTTAAACGGCGTGTCCATCTTCGGGCGCATCTTGCGCACTTCAATCGTCTTATTGCCGTTGACGATCTTCTCGCACCACTTCGGGCGGATACTGATTAAAACTGCTTTGCTCATGCTTCTACTTCCTGCACCTTCTTCAGCGGGCAGTAGAAAAGGCAGTTTTTCTTCGCGCAGTCGCGCAAAATTGCCGTATGAATCGCCTTGCCGCTCTTGTCGAATCGCATTTCGTACCCCTCCGGGTAATATTCAATCCCGGCATACAGCACCTTCGGCTTGCGATAGGTGAGCATCGCCGCGCTCACGCAGAGTTTCAGATAGTCGCTGCGCTTCACGCGCCCTCACCTGCCTTTTCAGAGATCATGTCCCGCAGCGCGCCCAGCG